TGGGTATCATGAGACCTATCAAAAAACAGCCGGGTGCTGTACTCAAGTCCAAATACGCAGAGGGTACTTTACAGAGTGGAAAAGTTGGTGAGGGCGAGGAGATCCCTTACAGCAAATTCGTTGTAAAAGAAAAGAACTATGCGGAAATGACTATCGAGAAGTACGCAAAGGCTGTATCTATTGAAGCAATCAAGGATCACGGTTATGAGAACGCTGTTCAGATGACTGACGATGAGTTCCTTTTCCAGCTTCAGACTGATGTTACCGGAAGATTCTATGACTATCTGAAAACCGGTACACTTACTTCCACAGAAACTACATTCCAGATGGCTCTGGCAATGGCTAAGGGTCGTGTTGAGAACAAATTCAAGCAGATGCACAGAAATGTGACTGGCGTCGCTGGATTTGTCAACATTCTGGACGTATATGAATACCTCGGAGCAGCTGAAATTACTATTCAGAACCAGTTCGGATTCCAGTACATGAAAGACTTTATGGGATTCAACACAATCTTTTTACTGTCTGACAGCGAAATCCCGAGAGGACAGGTTATTGCAACACCTGTCGAGAACATCGTTCTGTATTATGTTGACCCGAACGAATCTGACTTCGCAAGAGCAGGGCTTGTATACACCGTATCTGGCGAGACAAACCTGATCGGATTCCACACTCAGGGCAACTACCACACAGCAGTTTCCGAAGCGTTCGCAGTTATGGGACTGACTCTTTTTGCGGAGTACATTGATGCAATCGCAGTAATTACCATTGATGAGACACCAACGCTTGGCACTCTGACAGTAACATCTGCGGCAGGAACAGCAACTGGTGATACAAAAATCACTGTAAACCCGGCTAAAGAAAACGCTAACAATGTGTACAAGTACAAAGTTGGTGCATCTGAAACAGCTGTAACTTATGGCCAGAATCTCAGAAACTGGACTACATGGGACGGAAAAGCCGACATTAAGGCAGCAACCGGGCAGAAGATTACAGTGGTTGAGTGTGACGGAACATACAAGGCACTGAATGCCGGAAGTGCAAGCGTAACAGCAAAATCATAAACACAGGAGGTAACTGGCATGGCTTACGCAGATTATAAATTCTATACAGAATCATTCGGCAATGTCGTGCCAGAAGCTGACTTTCCACGACTGGCAGAAAGAGCCAGTGATTTTGTGGACACAATGACGTTTGATAGACTGGTGGATGGGCTGCCAACAAATGAACGCTCACAGAAGCGCATCAAAAAGGCAGTTTGTTCATTAGCTGAATTAATGTATCAGATTGAACTTGCTGAGAAGAACGCAATCAATCAGGCTTCGACAAATCTTACCGACACAAATGTCGGGAACATCAAAGCCGGTGCAGTAACCTCTGTATCCTCCGGCAGTGAATCCATTTCCTACGCCACACCTCAGCAGATTGGAGCGAGTGCAAAGGAATGGAGCGCGGTATATGCCGCCGCCGGAGATGCACAGAAAACGAACGACTTGCTTCTTAAGACAGCTTTGCCGCTTCTGATGGGAGTAAGGACGGATGATGGAATACCAATATTGTATGCAGGAGTGTAAATGATATGAAAGATTACGTCGAAGTAAACGATAAGAAATGTTGTGAAGTAGACAACTGCACGTGCGTAAAGTATAAAAACGGCAAAAAGTATTGTATGGGTTGCGGAAACGTAGTCCCAACCAGAAAGGATAAATAATGGATATTTCAACATTAGGCTCATGTGTAGCAATCGTTATGATCTGCTACATCGTAGGAATGGGCTGTAAAGCGTCAAAAAGAATCTCTGATGAATGGATTCCAGTAGTCATGGCAATTACTGGCGGGATTCTCGGAGCAGTCGGAATGGGAATTATCCCGGATTTCCCGGCAACGGATTATATCACGGCAGTTGCAGTCGGTATGTTTAATGGATTGTCAGCTACCGGTGTGAATCAGGTTATTAAGCAGACAGTGCAGAAAGAGTGATTTTATGGGTGGACGTGGTGGAAGTAGTGGGTTAAATAACGAGAAGCCAGTTTCTAAGCTTATTGCGAAGGTGTACTTTAATTCTTCAAAGAAAAGCGATGCTTTAAGGGGAAGCGGAACTGTTAAAAAAGACAGTAAACTTGAGAAGGTCATTAATTCGGAAAACACTAGCTACTTTAAGTCAATTAAGACAAAAAGTGAAGCAGTAAAGACAATGAATTATATAAATGACAGATTGAGCGAGAGTAAAAGGAAAATCGCAAAACTTGAAAGTGCAGAGGCGTTATTTAAAAATCAAAGGCTTGCTATAGAACATCGAAAATTAGTTAATGCCAGCGTAGCCATGAGAGATGAAATGCACAAATTTTCAAAGACTTCTGAAAAAGGCGATACAAGTGCTTTGCACGATACAAGCCGTACTACCACCACTTATGACAGAGCTAGAAAGCGCAGAATGAAAAACTTTGATTCATGGTTCTTTGGAAGTGGAAAGAAGTAATCTATGGCAAACCGAGAGACAAGTATAGCTTACGAAAATCTAAACCGCCGTATATTCCCCGGCGTTGGCGGATACGGCATATCACAGATAGAACCGGAATCGTTCGAGGGTAACTGCGAATTTGTTGGTTTTAATTACGCCAGAGGAAAATGCAGTAATCCAGAAGAGAAAGCTGTTCATTTCTTCTTAGACGATTACCAATTCGATGCGCTATGGAGAAATCCAGACAGATATGTAAACAAGCTGAGTAGATTCCGGTACATTTTGACACCGGATTTCAGTACCTACACCGATTTCCCTAAAGCAATCCAGATATACAACCATTATCGCAAGCATTGGATAGGCGCATATCTGCAAGAATATGGTTGCAAGGTAATTCCGACAATCTCATGGAGTACGCCAGATTCTTACGAATGGTGTTTTGACGGTGAGCCAGAGGGCGGAACTGTGGCGGTGTCTTCGGTGGGATGCATGAACAGTTTAGGGAAAAAACACCTATTCTTATCTGGCTATAATGCTATGATTGAACGATTGCATCCAGAAAGTATTATTTTCTACGGAAAAGTACCGGAAGAGTGTAAGGGTAATATTGTTAGAATTAAGGCATTTTCTGACAAATTTAACGAGGTGAAGTGTAATGGGTGGTAGAGGAGGAGCGAGCGGTTTTGGAAGAGGAAGCGTTGTCATACATAAGCAAGCCGAGCCAAACAAACAGGGATATTCCTATTATATGACTGGAACAAGAAATGTAATATCGAACTGGGATGATGATGGTAATTATCATGCCAAAGGAATTGCTAAGAAAGAGGATGTTAGACAACGCTTTGACAGCGTAGAAGAAGCCATTAAATACGCAAAGAAGAACAGATACAAATATTTAAAACTGTAAAAAGGAGGGCATCATGTACGAAAAAACAGTGACGATTTTCAACTATTACGAATCAGCCACGACTGGAGATGCGTACTGGTACCCTCACGTTTTATCCGGCGTTGACCTGATTACGGACAAAGGAGCAATCCTTAAAAAGTACGGGCCAGACGCAACTGACAACGCACAGTTACACATCCGATATACCGTCCAGAACGGCGATATAACCATTACTGACAAAGACGGCAAGATTCTTCCATGGGTGCCGCCTAAAGAGTGGAAAAGGCAGATTAACAACGCTCTGGAGGACACTATTACATTCTCGGATGAATCATTCTTCTGGGAGGGTGAGTGGACTGGCGGAACGGTAATTGACAGTGATTACCGAAACGGATTCTACCAGTACATGAATGAGAACAAGGACAACGTGTTTAAGATTACCAGTGTAGGCGGTCCGTATACGCTGATTCCACACTTTGAGATTCTGGGTAAGTAATATGAGTAAAATTCATCATTTCAAAGGATTCTCCGTAGTCGATGGAGATATGAAAATCAAACTAAATATGGACAGGTTCTCCAGACAGTATCAAGAAGCCCAGTATCTCCTTGATGGGATGGTTATGGACAGTATGGTACCGTTTATGCCGATGATTTCAGGAGATTTCATTAACGAGACAAGGGCAAAAAGTTCATCTATGCAAGGCACAGGATTTGTTTGTGCGGCGGCGGCACCTTACGGTAGATTCCTCTATATGGGAAAAACGATGGTGGATGAACTGACTGGAAGTCCTTATGCTCGACAGTACGCAAAGAAAGTTCTTGTTAGTCAGTTTTCTGGTCAGACAGCTGCAAAGGAAAATCTTGAATACACCAAACAAGCTCACCCACAGGCGCAGGCAAAGTGGTTTGATGCTGCTAAACGACAATACGGTAGCACATGGATTCGTAAAGTAAAAGCACAGGCAGGAGGTGGCAGACATGGCGGATAAACCTATCGGAAAAGATGCAACTGGATATGAGATTCTGACAGATGCCATGAAAGCACTTTTGAACCAGTATCCAGGGCTATACGAAAATGAAACAATCAAATTTGAGGAACTCGGTAAAGAATCCGGAATCGCTTTCTCAGCAGACAACGGAGCTTTAGTCTATTCGGAAAAAGAAGATGTATGTGGAGTAATGCATCAGGTATGCCAGTACCCATTTTATGTAGTGTACCGAACAGCATCCGACAAAGAACGGCAGAAGTTATCTGTTCAGAAGTTTCTGGACAATCTCGGTAAATGGATATGTCGAGAACCAGTTATTATAAATGGCTCTGAGACACACTTAAATGCGTTTCCTAAGCTTTCGCAAGGAAGAGTAATAAAACGTATCACTCGTGACAACTCTTATGGTTTAGAACCACAGGAGAGCGGTGTGCAGGATTGGCTATTGCCATTATCAGTACGCTACGAAAATAATTACGAAGTAATATAACAAGTAACAACCGGCTATCAATCGGAGATAGTCGCTAACCTACACAGCCTTTAAAAGTTATAGGCAGAAAGGACATTTCTATGCCAGTTACAGGAAAAATTGATCGTAAATATATGGCTCATTACATTGATTCTGGTTCTCTTTGTGGAGGACTGACACCAAAATATGAGCGTCTCGGAAAAGATCTGGAAGAGTACAATATCGACCTCAATCCAGATACTGAAACATCTAAAAACATTCTCGGAGAATCCACATTTAAGCACAATGGCTACGAAGCTTCTTCTGATGCTGATCCATTCTATGCAGATGCCACATCAGACCTGTTCGAAAAGCTTCAGCAGATCGTTGATGAACGTCTTAAAGACGATAATTTGAAAACAAGTGCAGTTGAAGTACATCTCTGGAAAGAAGCAACAGCCGGTAAATACGAAGCATACAAGCAGGATTGTCATGTTGTGCCGACTTCCTACGGCGGTGATACATCCGGCTATCAGATTCCGTTCACAGTTAATTACGTTGGAGAGCGCGTCAAAGGTAAATTTGACATTACTTCCGGCTCATTTACAGCTGACAGCGAATAATCTTTAGGAGGGCGTAGAAAATGGCAAAGACAATTAACACAAATATTGATGATGGAATTCTTAATTTCACATTCACGAATAACGAAGACGAAGTTTTTTCTTCTTTCAAGCTTAATCCAACCGATATCAATGTCGTAGCACGTGCGGAAGAAGTAATAGAATACTTTAAACAGTTCGAAGATTCTATTCAGAAAGCCACATCAGGTAAAGAAATGGCGGAGCTGAACAAACAGATCGAAGACAAAATCAACTATCTACTCGGATATGAAGCGTCCAGAGACCTGTTCAAAGAGCCAATCACAGCAACTACTGTATTTGGAAATGGTCAGATTTTCGCTTACATTGTTCTGGATAAGATTGCAGAAACAATTGCACCGGTAATTGAAAAGAGAAAGAAGAAAATGCAGGCAGCAGCTAATAAGTACACGGAGAAGTATATAAAATGACCGCCTATGAGTTACCCACCTCACTAAAAATCGGTGAGGTGGATTTTTCTATCAGAACAGATTTTCGCGCGATTATTGACATTCTAATTGCCATGAACGACCCGGAATTAGACGAGCAGGCAAAAGCAGTTGTTATGTTGCAGATTCTGTTCGAGGATTGGCAGAGTATACCGCCGGAACACTTATCTGAAGCTTGTCAGAAAGCTTGTGAGTTTATTGATTGTGGTCAAGTTGACGATAGTCCGAATAAGCCTAAACCACGTTTGATGGACTGGGAACAGGATGGAGACATGATTGTTCCAGCAGTAAACAAGGTTGCTGGTAAAGAAATCAGAGCAGTGCCATACATGCACTGGTGGACGTTTTTCGGATACTTTATGGAATCCGGTGAATGCTTATTTAATACGGTCGTTGGAATCCGTTCAAAAAAAGCAAAGGGTGAAAAGCTCGATAAATGGGAAAAGAAATTCTATCAGGAGAATAAGAACATTATTGATATAAAAACACGTCTCAGCGATGAGGAGCAAGCTTATAAAGATAAGCTGAATGAGATGTTGAACCTCAAATAGTTAGGAGGTGGACACATGGCTGCTGATGGCTCAGTCATTATTGATACCAGAATGGACACATCAGGCGTGCAAAACGGCGTATCAGCAATCAGACAGTCTTTTAACGGACTTGGCAGCGTAGTAAAAAAAATAGGCGTATTGATTGGCGGAGCATTTGCAATTGGGAAACTGGCCCAGTTTGGGAAAGAGTGCGTAGAACTTGGTTCTAATCTGTCAGAAGTGCAGAACGTGGTCGATGTCACATTTACCACCATGTCGGATAAGGTTAATGAATTCGCAAAGAACGCTATGACCTCAGCCGGGCTGTCAGAGACGATGGCAAAACAATATGTTGGTACGTTCGGAGCAATGTCTAAGTCGTTCGGATTCTCAGAGCAGCAGGCTTACGATATGTCAACGGCTCTGACACAGCTAACTGGTGATGTGGCATCATTTTATAACATCAGTCAAGACTTGGCTTATATTAAGCTGAAATCAGTGTTTACGGGAGAAACGGAAACACTCAAGGACCTCGGCGTGGTAATGACCCAGTCAGCACTAGACCAGTACGCACTGGCAAACGGCTATGGAAAAACCACATCCGCCATGACCGAGCAGGAGAAAGTAGCTCTGCGTCTGGCTTTTGTGCAGAAACAGTTGTCTGCTGCATCTGGTGACTTTATTCGTACTTCTGACAGCTGGGCGAACCAGGTGCGAGTGATGCAGTTACAGCTGCAATCTCTCAAAGCAACAGTCGGACAGGGATTAATCAACCTCTTTACTCCTGTTCTGAAAGTTATCAATATCTTACTCGGTAAGTTAGCAACTCTGGCAAATGCCTTCAAGTCATTTACGGAGTTAATCACCGGAAAGAAGTCTTCTGGACAAACAGGCGCGAGTGGCGCAGGCCTTGCCGGAACGGATGCAATAGCCGACACAGCCGATCAATACGGAGAAGCTGCCGATAATGCTGAAAAGCTGGCAGGCGCAACAAATGACACAGCGGATACAACTAAGAAAGCCACTAAGGCAGCAAAGGGATATCTTAGTCCTTTAGATGAAATAAATAATTATTCAACGGACAAAAGTACGGATTCATCTTCAAAAGCACCGAGCGCAACTGGCGGCCTTTTAGATCAAATGAAAGATGTTGTGCAAAATGTTGATTACGGAAAGTTGGCAGAGGGCGAGACAGTTCTTGATAAAATGTCAAAACCGCTAAAAAAGATAATCGACAGATTTAAACAGCTGGCTAAGTTAATTGCAAAAGGATTCTGGGATGGATTAGGAGATTACGAGCCGATTTTTGACGGAATAAAAAAGGATCTTGATTCCATATGGAAATCTTTAAAGGATATCTTCACTGATCCAGAAGTTGTTAAGGCGGCAAATAAGTTCTTAGATTCATTTGCATATGCAATTGGACAAGTTGCTGGCTCATTTGCCAGAATCGGATTGACAATTGCGCAAAACATTATAGGCGGAATTGAAAAATTTTTAAAGCAGAACACGCAAAGAATAAAGAACTATCTGATAGATATGTTCAACATCGGTGCTGAAATTTCACAAATCGCAGGAAATCTTGCAGTTGCTTTCGCAGATGTTTTCTCAGTTTTTGGTGGAGAAACCGCGCAGCAGATCACAGCAGATTTAATTGGGATTTTTGCTGAAATTGGAATGACCGTCACAGAAACGGCTGCAAAACTTGGCAGAGATATCCTTAACATGATTGCACAGCCTTTTATCGACAACAAGGACATTTTAAAGTCAGCAATCGAGGGTAGCCTCGGAGTAATAGAAACCGTAACAAGTGGGGTCTTAACAGTTGTTCAAAACCTTAGTGACGCAGTATCAAGATTATACGATGAACATGTAAAACCGTTCTTTGATTCTATAGCAGACGGACTATCAAGTATACTTGAAACTCTAATAACTGGATATAACACATACATTCTTCCAGTGCTACAAGGACTGGCGGAACAAATCAAAGGGCTGTTAGAGGGACCGTTGGGGGATGCTATCCTAAAAATAGAAGCATTTCTCGGTAAGCTCATTGATTCTCTGAAGCTTCTGTGGGAATCGGTATTAGTACCTTTAATCAACTGGATAATTGCGAATTTGCTTCCGGTTGTGGCAAAGATAATTGACGTTGTAGGAACCACAGCAATAAAAGTTATAAAATCATTGATTAAAATAATTGGTGATGTAGCAGATACACTGAGCGGAATTATTGACTTTCTTGTGGGAGTTTTTACAGGAGATTGGGAGCTTGCTTGGCAGGGAATAAAAGAGATTGCGGATGGAGCATGGAGTCTTATTAAGGATATTGTAACTGGCACATGGGACGCAATTAAAGCCGTAACAAAAGGCGCGTTGAGCATAATTAAGAGCATTATCAATGTTACTTGGAATGCGATTAAAGCAGTAACATCAACGGTTTGGAATGCGATTAAAAAGACCCTTTTTAGCATTTTAAATTCTATTAAATCTACAGTCGGCACAGTAGTTAATGCAATCAGGGCTAAGGTTACACATACATGGAAGAGCACGTGGAGTGAGGCAACTCAAACATTGAAGAATGCCGCCACGTTTATATTTGCCAAAGTAGGAGCAATAAAAGATACTATCACTAATAAGTTTAATGCTGCCAGAGATGCAGTCAAATCTGCATTTGAAGGCATTGTGAATTTTATTAAAAGGCCGATTAATCAGGCAATCAGCATTGTTAATAATGCAGTTGGGATGATTAATAATGCAATTGGCGGAATTGAATCTGCATTTTCCTTTGGACCCTGGACTGTTCCAACACCGTTTGGCTCAAAGACTATCGGATTTCATGCAACATTTCCGCGTATCGGAACTATCCCGTATCTGGCCAGTGGTGCAGTTATTCCACCAAGGTCAGAATTCCTTGCGGTATTAGGAGATCAAAAGAAAGGAAATAACCTGGAAGCACCGGAAAGCTTATTACGGCAGATCGTCCGGGAAGAGTCAGGAAAAGGGCAGGGAGATGGAAATACCTACAATGTTACAGTTAATGCATCTGGCAGAAAACTGTTAGATATTATTATCAGTGAAGCTGAAATGAGAAGAAACCGGAACGGGAAGAACCCATTTGAGTTAGCATAAGGAGAAGAATATGGCGCAGGAACAGTTTAAAATAGACAATGTTGTTATAAGAGCACCGGACAGTTATAAGCCGGTGTTCGCAACCACTTCTACGGAAGACTCTAAAAGAAGTCAGGATTTGATTATGCATAATACACCAATGGGGACAATTGGCGGGTATGACATGCAATGGGGTGAACTTACGTGGGCTGAAATAGCAACCATACTAAATACTGTACTTAACAAAAGTCAATTCACATTCCACCACAAAGACCCAACTATTCCGGGAAGATGGGTAGACAGAACATTCTACGCATCAAATTTCAACATGGCTGCGCAAACTCTGAAAGATGGGGAAGAAAAGTGGACGGATTTGTCTATTAATGTAAGGAGGATTGAGCCGATTTGATAAATGTATCTACTCAGTTAAAAAAAGAATCTCTTATAAACAGAAATTATTACGTGACAGCAAATGTTACATTGTCAAATGGTACAACTCTTAAATTAGGCAAAAAAGACTTTTACTTGTCTGGAAATAGTCTCGTAGATTCAGCAGATTCTGGGGACTTCCCAGTGGGCGTGGCAATCGAAAAAACGGCAAGCTTATCATTAGTAAATGATGACGGGCACTTTGACGGATATAATTTTAATGCCGCAAGGTTTGTTATCTTTCTCAATGTGCAGTTATCCGACAGGATAGAAACTATAAAGAGAGGTACTTATATTGTATCGAAAAAGCCTGCAACAGCGAGTGAAATAAGTCTTTCTCTCTTAGATAAAATGCACAACGCCGATAAGACATATGATTCTAACCTGTCTTTTCCTTGTACAGTCAAAGAGCTGCTCTCAGAATGCTGTCAGCAATGTGGAATCACTCTTGGAGATGCAATGTTTCCAAATGCGGACTTTCAGATTCAGAAAGCGCCATCTAATGCGACATACCGTACAGTAATCGGAATGTGTGCCGGGATAGCTGGTGGAAATGCAAGAATCGACGAAAATGACTTACTTAGGATTATTACGTTTGATAAGACATTTACCAATACGACTATTTACGATGGTGGAGCAGTAAAAAATTGGACAGGTGGCGATAATCTGGATGGCGGCACGCTTAAACCGTGGACGACAGGGACTGTAATTGATGGTGGTACGTTAAGTAATAATGATTATCACGCGTTATTTTCAATCCAGAATCTACAATATGACGTAGACGATGTTATTGTAACAGGCGTCAAATATGTAGAAGATGAAACCGAATATATGTCGGGTCAGGACGGCTATGTAATTACTATTGATAACCAGCTGCTGTCAGGAAATGCGCAGGCAGGCGTTGAAGCTATTGGAAAACAATTAATCGGTTTGCGAATGCGTCCTTTTTCATGTGATGGAATTGCCAACGGATACGCCACTTTCGGCGATTCAGTCGAATTTATCGACACTAAAAATCGTGTTTTTAGATCATTTGCAACTAATGTAGAATTTGTGTTCGGTGGCTCAACAACATGGAGCTGTAGTGCAAAGAGTGCCGAAGAAGATGTAAGTGAGTTTATTGGTGGTCAGCAAGCAGCGGTAGAGCAGTCAAAAAAAGATATAGAGAAGAAACTATCTGCCTATGACGTAAAGCTCAAACAAATGAACGAGCTTGCAGCGAACACGCTGGGTTTCTTCTATACAGAGGAAGTACAAGAAGATGGTTCCGTAATTACGTACCGGCATGATAAGTCTACACTTGCTGATTCTAAAGTAATCTATAAGACAAGTGCCGATGGATTCTTCTTGTCAGTGGACGGAGGCCAGACTTGGAAAGCGGGCTTTGACAGTAATGGGGATGCTGTCCTGAATATTCTTTACGCCATTGGCATTCAATCAGAGTGGATTAATACAAGAGGTTTCACAGCGAAAGACAATAACGGGAATACGACATTAAGAATAGATGCTGACACGGGTGCTGTTACGTTAGAAGTTGAAAGCTTTACCCTGAAAAGCAGAACTATTGAACAAATTGCCAAGGATGTTGTGGATGAGACAGTTCAAAGCAATGTGACTATCCCGAACTATTATGGCACGTATACACCAACATTGCAGAACTATCCGGCATCTGAGTGGAAAAGTGAAGAATATAAAAAGCATGACGGCTCGATTTTCATGAACTTCTCTACAAGCCAGGTATATATGTTTTCTGGGACTGATGGCGCTTGGCGGGAACTGGATGCTGAAAAAATTGTCAATTTTGAAAGAGTTTTTAACGCTTTAACGGATAGCGGTAAGCAAGAGGGAATTTATATGCAGAACGGACATCTGTATATAAATGCTTCCTATATTAAGTCTGGCCAGATTTCAGCCGATTTGATTAGCTTGAAAAACATTAATGTTACAAACAGTTCTGGAATATCAACATTTGCGATTGATAACTACGGAAATGTTACGCTCAGACCTAACACATTCGCGTTAACAAACGGTGATACAATATATAGCGTTGCTGAAGATAAAGCTTCGACAGCACTATCTAATGCAAATCGCTATACAGACAAGGCACTTAGTGATCTCGACATAGGAAAAATGTCTAAACAAGAGATTATTGATGTGCTAAGCGATAACAGTAGTAATAAAGGTCTGTATCTATCAAATGGCAATGTGTACATGAATGCCGATTATATTAACACAGGCGAATTAGCAGGATGGAAAGTTGGAATTAAAAAGCTTTCAGCAAGTGGCACGTATGGAGAAGTAATACTAGATGCTTCAACTGGAGAGATCTATTCAGAGACGAATACAGGAGTATATGTGCCGGGGTACGGGACGTTGTATGGAACGCGAATCAGAGGAATCAATCTTTATACAGGAACCGTACACGCAAGCTCAGCCTCGTTTAATACTAGCGTTTCGGCGAGCAGCGTTTCAGCGAGCAGTGTTTCAGCATCAGGAAAAGTTAAAGCAGGCACACACGTAGAAGCCAGTGGTCATTTCTATAGCATCGGAACGGGAACGGACCTTGCAGATGCTTCTATCAGAGGGAAGTTGAAAGTAAGCGGGACAAAATCAAGATCAGTTTCGACGGTAGACTATGATGAGCAACTCTTTTACTGCTATGAAATGTCAACCCCATTCTTTGGAGATATCGGTGAATCTGTAATATCGGATGACGGGACTTGTATGATTGACATAGATGATATCTTTCAGGAATCTGCGAATGTCGGCATTAAATATTATGTGTTCTTGCAAAGAGAAGGAGAGGGCGACTGCTGGATAGCTGAGAAAGAGCAGAATTATTTTGTTGTAAAAGGAACTCCGGGACTTAAATTTTCGTTCGAAATCAAAGCAAGACAAGCTGAATATGAGCATATGCGATTTACTGACCCGGGAGATACGGCTTATACAGACGCAAGAGATATAGAAATCTCGGAACCAGATTATGAATCAGAAGAAACAGAGGTCTCGGAACCAGATTATGAATCAGAACTTACTAACGACAGATTAAGCATTATCAATCAGATGGAGGTAATATCATGAAGAAGATTTTAACAAGTTTTATGAATCTTAGCACTGGAGAAGGAAGTCGAATTGCTTATACCTATTCAGAAGTAGACGAAAGCACAGGAAGTATCATCAGTCAGAACAATAAAGGCAATTTTCTCGTGATGGATGACAGCGTGCAGAAAAATCTTGATTCTGTAAAGAATTACATAAGGAATAATTTCCTTTTATAAGGAGGTAAGTCTAATATGGCCGATACATATACAATACAATTCCGGCGCGGTATGTACGCCGATTTTGATACGTCGAAAATTCGCCCCGGAGAGCCTGTTGCGATTCTTGGCAATGACCCGTCCGTTCCATCTGGCAAAGCCTTATACATTGCATTTGCGGCTAATGATGTAAGACGATTGTGTTCCATTGAGGATATTTCAGAGATGGTCAATGCCGGAGAATTTGTTGGCCCGCAGGGTCCAAAAGGCGAAAAAGGAGATAAAGGAGAGAAAGGCGCAGAGGGTCCTGCTGGCCCGCAGGGTCCCAAAGGTGAAAAAGGAGATAAGGGCGATCCGGGAGAAAGGGGCGCGGATGGCACCGTAGCATTTGAATCGCTAACACCTGAGCAGAAAGAATCACTAAGAGGTATCTCTGTCACAGCGGTCAGTATCGACGTAGATGGAAATTTGACAATAACATTTTCAGATGGTGATAGCGAAAATGTTGGGAATGTTATAGGGCCTCAAGGAGTGCCGGGTCCAAAAGGTGATAAAGGAGATGTTGGCCCAGTTGGTCCGCAAGGTCCACAAGGAGAAAAGGGCGAACAAGGAAATGACGGAACATCTCTCAATATTCTTGGTACAAAAGAATCTGAGGCAGACCTCCCCTTGAGCGCAGAGAAGAACGACGCGTATTTAATAAATGGAGAAATGTGGGTTTTTGACGGCACAAATTGGAACAATGCCGGCAAGATTCAAGGGCCACAAGGACCGCAGGGACCAATTGGTCCACAAGGCCCAAAGGGTGACCCGGGACCGCAAGGCGTAAAAGGAGACCCTGGAAAAAAAGGAGAGCAGGGGGCACAAGGTCTAAAAGGCGATACCGGGCCGCAAGGCGAGCAAGGCCCAGTTGGTCCAAAAGGCGAGCAAGGAGATACTGGTGCGCGAGGAATCACATTCACTCCTGTTGTAGACAGCAAAGGGAATATAAGTTGGAGTAATGACGGAGGGCTTAAAAACCCCCAGACAGTAAATATTACCGGGCCACAAGGCGATACGGGCGCAAAAGGAGATACTGGGCCGCGAGGAGAAAAGGGAGAGGCTGGGGATGCCGGGCCTAAAGGAGACAAGGGCACTACATTCGTCCCAAGTGTGGACACCGATGGAAATATAAGCTGGAGCAACACAGATGGAATCACCAATCCCGAAACAGTCAACATAAAAGGGCCAAAAGGAGACAGGGGAAGTGATGCGACTGTCCCGATTGCTACAACTGAAACTCTTGGCAAGGTTAAGCCCGACGGTAAGACAACATTCATAGACGAAGACGGAACACTCCACGCAAAAGGCGGAGGCGTGACCGTTACCCCTAAACCCGTAAACAACCCAACAATTGAAAATGCAAACACATCTGTCACAATTAAATGGCAAGACCCTGAAAACACGGTAATCAGTGGCTCAACATTTTCTACATGGGCTGGCACAAAACTTGTAATGAAAGAAACGGGCTATCCTGCAAATCCAGATGACGGAACGCTTGTGGTTGATAATACGGTTCGAGATAAATACAAAACCACAGGCTATACAGTCACAGGGTTAACAAGCGACAAACAATATTACTTCGTGCTGTTCCCATACAACACTGATGGCGTATACAACTACGATACAGGAAACAGACTTCTCGGTGAACCAGGGGAATTGAAGATTGTCACATTCGCTGACGGAACGGATGCTGAAATAGCAAGGATGATTAAAGCGCACTACGCAGGTAAAATCAATATTGGCGAATATTGGGCGGTTGGCGACAAGAGAACCATCCATCACAATGCTATGGATGCAACAGGCGTGAGTGAGTCACACAAAGCAAATGATTATGCTTATGTGATCATCGGAATTGAACATGACGACTTGGTAACTGCTATCAATGGCAAGGCCAAAGCCGCTATTACAATTCAGACGGAACGCCTGCTGTATTTAGACACTACGACAGAATATAACAATTCTCTCAATGCATCTCATGAATGTGGTTATATGAATAGCTCAGATATGAATAGCGGCGGTTGGGAAGGTTGTGAAAGACGTACATGGTGTAATAATGTGTACAAGAAATGTTTACCTGCTTATGTCCAAAGCATGATGAAACAGGTTAAAAAGCTGACATCTGTGGGAGGTCAGAGTAGTACAATCAAGACTTCAAACGATTATGCGTTCTTACTATCTGAAATCGAAATTTTTGGTAACATTCCATATTCTTTTGGAGGTGAAGGAACACAGTATCAATACTTTAAGAATGCGACCGCAAACAGGTATAAAAGCCCACGAGCTAGCAATTATTATGCGTCTGGGATTTGGTGGGAGCGTTCGCCTTGCCGCAGTGCCAATGAGTCCTTCTGTGTTGTGAATGAGGCAGGGAATACGAACATCGCCGATGCCAGTCAAGAAAGGAGCCTCGCCCCTTGCTTATGTTTCTAAAATCCTAGTAAATTAATGAATTATTTATAGCTGAATGGCTAAGAACAGGAGGTGCATATGGATAAAAAGGAAATTGCAAATATTTATAAAGCAATCAATCGGGTTTCAAACAGGCTGAATGAGATGTCTGAAAAGCTTGACTCGGTGATGCAGATGCTTAATGCGGAATCTAATCGTAAAATTCTAATTAATGGTGATGGTATTGACAGTCTGGCTGAACTTGTATCAACGCATGATTCGGCACTTGATGAACTGGCTACTTTAGTTGCAGGCATTGGAGGTGGAAACAATGGTTAAATTTTTCGAAGAACGAGTAATCAATGGGCTGAAAAAATGGACAGATGTTCCTGAGCTGTGGAATGCAAAGGTGATTGAAAAGTTGAAAAAAGATGACTATGTGCTGAATGAGGATGGGACGGTAGAAAGAGCAGGTTCACTACAGTAAACGTTATGCACGCAGGAAAAATTTGAGAGGATTTTTGTATGACAAATAATCAAAAAGTAGTTCTCAGGAAAATTATTTATGCGGTCGAAACTGGCGAACAGGTTTACGGACAGCAGGATTATTCGGACTTCACGGAAGCCTACACCAATTCTTCTGAAGAACACGCAATCACAATCGGGGCGGGACAGTGGTACGCAACCGAAGCACAAACGCTTTTGAAACGGATTCATGACGCAGATACGGCACAATGGGACAGACTGGACAGTATCGGATTATGGGAGCAGGTGCAGGAGGCAGACTGGTCTTGTTTTAACATTTCCAGAAACAGCCAGTTTGCAAATTTAATCGTACGGCTCATATCGTCCAAAACCGGTGTTAAATGCCAAGATAGCCTTATGGACGAACAATTAGCCACCTATGTAGATGAAGCCTTTAAACAGGGCGTTACGGACGCTAGAGGACAAGCTATGTGTGTGAACTTTAGGCATCAAGGTGGACTATGGGCAGTAACGAGGATTCTGGCAAAGACTAAGAAACCATATACACTCGACAATCTCTATGCAGCCTGCCAGACCGATACAGGGAACCAGGTCGGGGCATATAAGAGTAGACAGAAGTTTGTTTATAACGCATTAAAGACATATTTTCCAGAAAGTGGGGAAACAGGTATGAACGCAATTGACAAATTAATCCAGATCGCAAAGAATGAAATTGGATATCTCGAAAAGGCAAGCAATAGCCAACTTGATAGCAAGACGGCAAACGCCGGAGAAAATAATTATACAAAATACTGGAGAGATGTAAAGCCATCTTATCAAGGACAGCCATGGTGTGCCGGCTTTGTGAGTTGGTGCTTCATGAAAGCTTTTGGACAGGAGAAAGCAAAGGAACTCTTAAAACACTGGCCTTATGTGTACTGTCCGACACTTGGCAATCTGTTTACAAAGAATGCTAATCCAAAGATTGGTGATATCGTAATCTTTTACCGTAACGGAACATTTACTCATACCGGTATAGTAACAGCCGTGATTGGAGACAGGTTCTATACTATCGAGGGAAATACTTCTGGTGCATCTGGAATTATTGCAAATGGTGGCGGTGTCTGCGCAAAGAGTTATCTTAACAGTCAGATGCCTGGAACAAAATTCTGCACTCCAAACTACAGTTTAGTCAAAGATACAACGCCAGTTTCAGACTCGGATACAGTCAAAAAACAGAACACCAGAGCCTACATTGCACAGATTAAAAAAGATACAAAATGTTATGCAAAATCAAACAAAAATAGCCCATCTAAACTGTTTCCAAAGCTGAAAAAAGGTGCAGTTGTAGAGGTAATGAAGTACACAGAAACTGACAGTTCGGGATTGAAATGGTATTTTGTCAGAATCCCATATCCGAACGACGAGGGATTCGTGTTTGAGTTTGTACCAAAAGGTGTATTTACCAGAATTTCAGAAATTCATAAATAAAAATTCCCGGGGATAGTACCCCCGGGAATCATGCTTCTTATAACATATTGTATCATTTCGTTTTATAAATCCTATTAGTTCGTTGGACACACGTTAGTCACAAACAAAAAAATCGTTTCCTAATTAAATATCCTCTAAAGTACTGTATTTAAAGGACTTTCTGACATTTGCATAGTTCTAATTAATATCCTGATTGAATACAATTAGAATAATGAAAATAAAATGAGTGAATTCCTTGTAAAATCGCTGAAAATGTTGATTTTACAAGGGTTTCACGCGTTTTTATGTTCTGAATTGTGATGAATAAAATTGATAAAATAAGATTCCGTTAGTCACAGTTAGTCACAAATGGGACTTTTATTTTCTCAATCTCTGTACGGAGTTCTTCCAATGTCCGGTGACCGTAAACGGCATTTGTAACATCACCGCCGAATGAATGGCCGAGCATTCTCTTACGATCGTTCTCCCGGACGCCGTATTTTTCGCACAGCGCAGAAAAGGTGTGTCGGCAGTCATGCGGCGTGTGTTTCGGATTACCGACGATTCCTAAGCGTTCCAGTGTAGGATAGAACAGCGCTTTTCTGTGATGCTGCTGAGTATATACGCATAGTTTTCCATCTTGTGTCAGCACTTTCTGTTCGACAAAATGGTATATAGCGGGATGTATCGGGACAATTCTGTTTTTACCGGCTTTTGTTTTGATGCCGCCTTGAAAGTATCCTTCTTCTAAGTTGGTTGTAAGTTTTAACACTTCACCGATTCTCCAACCAGAATAGCACATAATAAGAATGAGCTGCACTTCTGGATCGTTGGCATTATCCCATAAAGTTTGTAGTTCCTGATCAGAAAATGGCGTTCCATGTTCGGTGTCATTATCAGCATTAACATGGACATATAACGCCTTATTTTCCGTTACAATTTCTGAGTATACGGCATATTTGTACATCTGCTTGAACAGAGTTAAAATAGCCATCTGGCTTTGCTTTTTCAGCTTGCAATCATCAATAACCTTTTGCATATCAGGAGCCTTTAAATCTTCGAATATGCGATTGTGCAGAACGGTGCAGTTCGTGTAAGCCGTCCGATATGCTTCCTTTGAACTGTATGACAGTTTTGTCCCCTCTGGGAACTTCCACGCATAAAACTGTTCGTATACCTCTGAGAACGTTAATTTCTTGATTTCCGGGTGTTTTCCTTCGACGCCCTTGATTGTATTGTAGTCGGCAATCAAACGGCTTATAAGAGTATCTATGTCAGTTGTAGGGGATACCTCAAGAGTCCGCTCCATGCCGGGTTGATACGTGCCGGCTTTGTATGCTGTCAGGACAGTGAAGCCTTTTATCCAATCATCCACATAGCAGATTGCCGGCGGACGTTTTAGTTTGCCAGTATTGTCCGGTGTAGCTGGCGGATGTACTGCGAAGCAGTTTCTCCGGTTCTTGCCAAGATACCGAATAGAGCCGAAGTTATTTGGCAGTTTTGGATATTTCTTTCTTTTCTTCGCCATTTTTATTCCTCTTTTCTTTATGTAGCTGTTTTTAGGTATAAAAATAACAGCCGAACAAATTTTCTGTCTTGCTCGACTGCTCCGAAGATGATACAATATGTTTTGCCAGAATATAGCATCTCTCCGGAGATGTATAAACGCCGTCCCGGTACGCCAATGCCAGGGCGGTTTTTTTATTTAATTATGTGATTTCCAATTTGATCTCATTATAATTCCAACAATCCAATATATTCCGCCAGAACAAGCACCCAATATTAAAATCCAAAACCAGCTTAGATACCATGGCATTTTCCGTTTTATATACGGTGTACCCGAACTTGCTGCTGAGGACGCAGAGGAAGATGCAGAATTGTTAATGATAATATCTCTGTTATTGGAAGCTAATTGTTCTACTTGCTTTCCACACTTAGGACACACTACACAGTCGTCGTCAATAAGTTCTCCGCAGTGCTTACAATATTTTTTCTTTTCATTCATGATAAACACCCTCCTGATATGTTTTCGCCACGCTTCGCACTTTTTATGCGGATTATGTATTTTGTACCGCTGATTTTGCAACATTATGTAAAGTACGGTTATATGTGGTATTTTTATTTTATCATTTTAAGAGCATATTGTAAAGATTTAGAACGAAATAGAGTGATTTAGATGAATAAGAAATGTTTTTTTCTATAAAATAGTGAGAGTTCATGTATATCATTGGCAGTTGCCAAGAGGGAATATCGGTGGTATAATAACAAAGGTGAACTAATGTTCGGTTCTATTTCCCGCAAGCCGAACATATGCTGTAGTGTAGGTGGTAGTTGCGACAGGGAGGGTTGCTTATGGATTATAAGAAAGAAATTATTGAGATGGTTGAAAAATGCACGAATAATCATTGGATAGAAGTGATTTATATATTTGTGAAAAGGCTAATCGGATAACATTAAAAAAGACAAGGGTTTGCGCATTGCCCTTGTCTTTCTTTTTACTTATTAGAAATCATGTCAATAAGTTTTTCTAAATTGTCCCATCCCTCATCATCCAATCTGGCTAATGCAGACACGAGACGGTGTCGGAAAGAATCTTCTCCAGATTTCATTACGTCTGCAAGCATGGCAGAAATTTGTTTGTCTTTAATTCCGGGTATAAACATATCTCCGTTTCCAGTTCTGAGCCATTCTTCGTTTACGTTAAATTCTCTGCAAACATCATCAATAGTCCGATCTGACGGAACTTTGCTTCCCATTTCAATTTGCGCTACAAAATTCCTACTTATCTTTAGTTTGTCTGCAAATTCTTGCTGAGTTACGTTTAATTCTTTTCGCAACTCTTTAAACCTGTCTTTCAATTTAATTCCTCCTTTCTGAAAATATAATATCATAAAATGTTTACAAAGTCAACAAAAAAGTATTGACAAATGTTGTCTGGGGGACTATACTGTGTTTACAAGGTAAACAAAGCAACGCAAGAAAGAGAGGAAAAAGGATATGACATTAAACGAATTATTACAGGCAGTAGATAAAGATACAAGAATTCAGGTGCAATTAAAAATGTTTGGCTTATATTTTAAAACCAGCGGATATAAAGCATTTCTGAAAAAGGACGAAATGAAAGAAATTCTCAATAAAGAAATCGAAACAGCACGAACTATTGTGGATGAAAATATTTGCACCTTGCAAATTATTCTGAAATAGCCGAAACGGTCAGAAATGACCGTCCACCAGAGATAACCTACTGGTGCTGATGATGGCAGGTTCAAAGTCAGGTGTCCAAGCGGAGTAAGACTATAAATTTTGAGAGGAGAAAATCATGTCAGAAAAAGAAAAAAGAATCGTTGAAAAACTGAAAAACGCGATTCCTAATATGTCAGATTTTGACAAGGGATACATTCTTGGTAAGACAGAAAGTTTTTCTGAGAAGAAAGATGATTCTGACCAGAAAGGAAACGAGAAAGGAGCATAAATGAACGAATTACAGATTTTTAATTCAGGAGAGTTCGGAGAAATTCGAACAATAGAAATTGACGGGAAACCGTATTTTGTTGGAGCTGACGTTGCGAAAGCACTTGGTTACAAGGACACGGTTAATGCACTTAAACAGCATTGCCGTGGGGTGGTAAAACACCACCTCACAGATTCTCTCGGCAGGAATCAGGAAGCAAGTTTCATAACAGAGGGAGATTTGTACCGCTTGATTATGAAATCGAAACTTCCATCAGCAGAGAAATTCGAATCATGGGTTATGGATGAAGTTCTTCCGACAATCAGAAAGACAGGCTCATACCAGAAGCCACTGACGACAGTTGAACAGATACAGGTTATTGCGACAGGATTCTTAGACCACGAAGAGCGGCTTAACAGGCTTGAAAATACCATGACTATTGACTACGCACAGCAGGAATCTATTAGAGACTTAGTGTCAAGTGTCGTAATTGCTCACCTTGGTGGGAAAGAGTCAAATGCTTACAAGGAAATTGGCAAGAAAGTATTTGCTGAATGCAACAGGGATATAAAGATTTACTTCGCAGTAAATGCCCGTAATAACATCCCTAAGCTGAGATTTGAAGAAGCTATGGAATATGTCAGAAATTGGCATCCATGCACCAATACAGTAATGATGATACGTGACTGTAACGCTCAAATGAGTATCAGTTAGAAAAGAGGTTTATATGAGTGCAGTTGATAATTACGTAGAGCAGAATGCACAGGTTCATCAGTTTGCCGCAGAAGTGGCAAGAATCATATCAGGTATCCCGCAGATGCCAGAGTTCTCAAATGAACGACTGACAGTATCAGACGTGAGCAAAATGACAGGCATTCCTACGCCATCTGTCAGAGCAGGAATCATCTATGGATGGTTCCCTATCGGTACGGCGTATCGTGGGAATAAAGTGATTCACGACAGAGAAGGTTCTGGAAGAATAGAATTTGTTATCTCTCCAAGAAAGCTCTGGGAAGAAACAGGATATGTCTGGAGAGGGAAAGAAGCATTAAAGTGATAGTGCCCCGGCGGTGAAGCCCCACCAACCGGAGCGTTGCACTTACTAATCTACGCTTAGTAGGTACAGGTTAATTATAACTTCGTATCTGCTAATTGTAAATACCAAAAAGGAGAAATTAGCACGATATGAGCAGAAATAGCACAAATAAATGTGAAAATGTTCCGACATGGGACGAACTTGAGTTCATTCTTGCGACAGAAATTGTCGAAAAAAGTAAAAAGAAATCAAGAAGATGGTTCACTGCATGGGTTGTGACAGCCGCCGCGCTGGTAGCAAGCAATCTGGCGTGGATTATGGGAGAAATGAAATGAAAGAGTATATGTTGATTGCTGTTTGTATGCTTGCCGGGAAATATGTGGATATACCTATTTGGCTGAACATCTTTTTTGGCATCTCGGCAGCATGGGCGGTGCGCCAGATGAAAGCAGACTGGCAGTAGGAAATAAGGAGGATAAGAAGATGTTCGAGAAAGAGATTGATGAAATTTATGAACTTTGTAAAAGAGTTGTGAACGAAGTTCCGACAGCAAATATCACCTTTGATTTTTCGGGCTACGGTTTGGGAGTAAGAGGGGTTAAAAGGGAAGAAGATGTTCTCCTTCTCAAAGACAAATTTAAATGGGATTTGTACCAAAGCGTATCTTTTAACCCATTTTATGAGAACGCAAGCCGCGAAAGCCTCAAAGTAATCAAAGCATTCTTACTGGAACTTCTGATAGATGGGAAGTGTCCAAATGAGTAAACAGATAGCAATTATGAAACTTCTTCCCAGTCTGGAGATAGCAGGATGTATTAACGAATTGCTCAGAGAGCTTCAGTCCAGAGGGGATCACATATTGGATTATGAAAACTGCGATATGTCTCTTGACCATGTGGAATACCACAAAGCCGAAGATATCGACGGAGAGAAGTTCGGAGATGCATCAGATAACCTTTATTGCTTTTTTAAGGCGGTGTAAGTATGGATGAACGCATTCAGGAAGTGTTGAGATTAATCGACATACAACTTGCCACAGTCCCGGATAATCCCATTGAAGAATCATACAAGGCAAGAACATTGGCGAACTATGTACAGGCTCTAAATGGGCTTTTAACGACTCAGAAATCGTATAAGGAGGAAAGTATCAATGGATAAGAGAAAGATTGTCAGAATGCTTTTAGAAGCAGAAGATTCAGCTATGAAAGCCTATAATGAATTTTCTTCAAGAAAGAATTTTACAGTTAGTAATGTTTACAATGGAATAAAAATCGAGCTTTCATTTTGTCCTGAAAATTGTAGAGAAGATGAAGATTTTGAGGAAGTGCCAGTAATATGTGATATCAGCCCCAAAATCAGCAAAACAATAATAGAAATAATTGGCATGAAGATAACATTGGAAAATGAAGAGAAATACAATGATTTAGTTTATTTTGGTTCAGAAATGAATATGGGCGAACGCTTAGATGCGTTATTCGCTTTATCAGAAGAGGAGGACGCTAATGAGCGAATTTGAAATCCGTATTCCGGCAAGGAAGAAGCAACCGGCAACCGATAAGGATAACCCGGTTGTGAAAGTATCAACAGGTGCTTACAATGCACTGGTTGAAATCTATAACGAATCAACCTTATCAATGAAAGATATTGCAAGCTTGCTGATTATTGAGGGCAGCAAACATGTGGTTTATGACAAGGAGGAATAGAAGTGAATATATATGAGAAGTTAGGGATTATTCAGTCAAAACTGAGAGCCCCTAAAAGGCAGTACAATTCCTTCGGGAAATACAAATACAGGAGCTGTGAGGATATTCTGGAAGCTGTAAAGCCACTTCTGGCAGAAACAAAGACTGTGTTAAGTGTCACAGATCGGATGGAAGTTGTCGGAGACAGAATATATGTCAGAGCAGAAGCTCATCTGAACGACTGCGAAGATACCGGCGAGATTACAACCGTTGCTTATGCAAGGGAAGAAGAGTCTAAGAAAGGCATGGATTCTTCACAGGTGACAGGTGCAGCTTCATCTTATGCCAGAAAATACGCTTTGAATGGACTGTTCTGCATTGATGATAACAAAGACAGTGATTCCACTAATACAGGAGAGAAAGAAAAAACGTCCGGCAGGAAAGCAGAATCGGCAAAAGAAACCGAGATGATTAGTTCCGAGACTACTATGTCAATTAAAAATATTATTGACAAGTACCCGGAAGCTAAGCTTTTGGAACAGATTAAAACTCGTTTTAAGGTAAACGATATTAAGTCTCTTACCAAGGAAAAGGGTCAGAAATGTCTGAAGATGTTAATTGACTATGACAAACAGCATACAGAAAAAGGAGCAACAGCATGAATAAAGTAATTCTTACAGGAAGATTTACACGTGATCCAGAAATCAAGTACACCAATGATGGAACATCTATTGCAAGGTTTTCTATTGCAGTAAACAGAAGATTCGTGAAAGAGGGTTCTGATCAGAAAGCAGATTTTCTGAATTGTATCGCTTTCGGAAAGTCGGCAGAATTTATCGAGAAATATTTTTCTAAAGGAATGAAAGCGGACTTATCTGGAAGAATCCAGACCGGCAGTTACACCAATCGTGACGGACAGAAGGTGTACACAACGGACATTGTTGTGGAAGAAATTGAGTTTGGTGAAAGCAAAGGTTCTAATCAGAGTCAGCAGAAGTCAGAGACGCCACATCCAGAAACAGACCCAGACGGATTTATGAGCATTCCAGATGGAATTGACGAGGAGATGCCGTTCGCATGATACAAATTGACAGTAGAGAACATCAAAAAGTTATTGATGGCATTAAGAAAGCATTTGATGCAGCAGGAGAAAAATGGTTTGTGTCGAAGCTCTATGTTGGGGATTACATGAATTATGACAACCCTCGACTGGTTGTTGACCGAAAGCAAAATCTCTCTGAATTATGTGGCAATGTGTGCCAGCAGCATGAAAGATTTCGTGCCGAGATCATCCGGGCAAACGAAGCAGGAATAAAACTTGTGTTCCTGTGTGAGCACGGAAAAGGAATTGAAAAACTGGATGATGTTCTCTGGTGGGAGAATTCCCGGGCAAAGAAAAGAGTTAAAAAGAATGGTATCTGGGTAGAACAGGAACAGAAAGTTATGCATGGAGATGTCCTATATAAGATTCTTTGCACGATGCAGCGCAAGTATGGTGTTGAATTTCTGTTTTGCGACAAGAAAGACACCGGCAAAAGAATTTTGGAGATTCTGTCAAATGGATAAAGAAACAATTAAACAGCAGAATAGCATGAGGGACGTTCTGAACAGATATGGCATGGTTCCAAACAGAGCAGGATTTATAAAGTGCCCTTTTCATAGTGGTGACCGTACTGCATCCATGAAAATCTACAAAGACAGCTATTATTGTTTCGGTTGTGGTGCAACAGGTGACATATTTACATTCGTCCAGAACATGGATAATTGCGATTTTAAGACAGCTTTTACCGTACTTGGGGGAACTTACCAGAAGCCAAATTTCTCTTCCAGAATGGCAATATATCACCATCAGAAGCAGATGGAAATGCGGCAGAAGGAAGAACAGAAGAAAAAGGTTGAGCTGCAAGAATGCTTGTCTGATATAGATTTCTACCGGGCTATCCTTGACAGGGTGAAACCATTGTCTGACGGATGGTGTGAGGCGTGGAACAGGTTACAACTTGAACTATATCACCATGGATTCATAACAGGGCTGGAAGAAGGTGATTAAAAGTGGAAATGATAAACAAGCTCACGAAGGATTCTATTCTGGACGAAGAAGTGTTTGACAAGATATTCAGTCAGGAAGACGAGATATACAAGGCACGTCTTACGCTGACTCTTCTGGACAGAGCCAAGGAGCTTGGCGTAAAGAAAAAATTTGAGGATTTGCTTAAAGCTTACACAAAAGTACAGAAGCAGATGATTAAGGAAGAGAAAAGCAATAGGACGTTGTCTATGCTGGACCAGTGGACTAATTTCTCTGATTGTGAATATGACAGAATGAAATGTCTCAACTGGGTGGCGGATGATGATGGAATCAGAATATCAAATACAAATCCAGGATCGCCGGACATTATAGCCTGTTATCATCCTATACTTCCGATTGAACGAATGAAGAATCTGGAGACCGGAGAAGAACAGATAAAGTTAATCTATAAGAGGAATAATAAATGGTCCGAGGTTATTGTGCCGAAAACCATGGTTGCATCATCTACTAAAATCGTTGGATTATCTGCACTTGGGATTTCAGTAACTTCAGAGAATGCGAAGTTTCTTGTACGGTATCTGTCAGACGTAGAAAATGCCAATGATGATTATATCAACATCCAATATTCTTCCAGTAAAATCGGGTGGATTCGAGATTATTTCTTACCCTATGACAAGGATATCGTATTTGATGGTGATATGAGATTTCGACAGTTATACGAAAGTATCAGCGTAGGTGGCAGCAGAACAGAATGGTATGAACACGTGAAGAAGGTTCGTGCTACTGGAAGAATAGAGCCCAAAATCATGTTAGCTGCAAGCTTCGCCAGTATTCTGATTAAGCTTGTTGGTGCCCTTCCATTTTTTGTGGACCTATGGGGAGAAACTGAGGGCGGCAAGACCGTAACACTTATGTTAGGGGCTTCTGTCTGGGCGAATCCAGGCGAATCACGATACATAGGAGACTTCAAGACAACAGATGTGGCTCTGGAAGCAAAGTCTGATATGCTCAACAATCTTCCATTAATTCTGGATGATACTTCCAAGGTATCTGCCAAGATCAGGGATAACTTTGAAGGGATTGTATACGATTTGTGCTCAGGAAAAGGAAAAAGCCGTTCTAATAAAGAACTGGGCGTGAGCCGGGAGAACCGCTGGCAGAACTGCATTCTGACCAATGGTGAGCGTCCGCTTGCTGGATACGTCAGCCAAGGCGGAGCAATTAACCGAATTATTGAGGTCGAGTGTTCTGAAAAGATATTTGATGATCCACAGCTTACCGCAGATACTCTTAAAAAGAACTACGGATATGCAGGAATCGACTTTGTGAACGCAGTCAAGGAAATGTCCATTGATGATATAAAAGCCCTGCAAAAGCACTATCAGGGGCTTATACAGGACGATGACAAGATGCAGAAGCAGAGTATATCTATGAGTATCATTCTGGCAGCAGATAAGATTGCAACAGATCAGCTATTCCATGATGGTCAGTACATTGACATTGAAACTGCAAAGAGTCTCCTGACAGAGAAAGAAATGGTGTCTGAAAATGAACGCGCTTACTGGTTCGTGGTTGACAAGATTGCTATGAACGGAATTAAGTTCGATGATAACCCAGATATCAAAACAGAAAGATGGGGAATTATTGACAATGATCCGGTAGAGAAGACATCAACCGCAATAATTTATAGCGCAGCGTTTGATGATCTGTGCAAAATTGGAAGATTCTCCAGAAAGGCATTCTTGTCATGGGCTGTTAAGAAGGGGCTTGTGGAAACCGACAGCAGAGGTTATCCGACCAAGGCGAAGAAACTGGATGGAATTGTCACTAAATGCGTGTTCTTGAAAATTGTAGACGAAATTCCAAAAGGATTCGTGAATTGCAATGATAATTTTGAGATTACGGACGATATTGTGTTTGATTGATAAACAATTCGTCCAAAAGGTAACCGGGTAACCTAGGTAACCTTTGATTCTGCATATATATATATGAGTATTTATATGTGCATATTGAGTATAAAAGTTTCCCTATATGAGAAAGTCAGGGTTACTCGGTTACTCGGTTACCTACCTGTAAAATCAATGGTTTACACGAATTAGTACGGTTACATCTCGGTTACTGTGGGTTACTTTATATTAAAATAATATAAATATATTATATTTATAAAATAAAATTAAATAGAGCGTATACAGTATATTGTATACAATATTCAAAGGAGACGGTAAAAATAAAAGTAGAAGCAAAGGATATTCCGTATATTCAAAAATTCATGACTGAATTCTGGAAAGCTATAAAAGATTTCTATTTAGTTGAACTTACAGACGAATATTCCAGGCAGGCCACTGATCGTCTGATAGAACTTGGAGAGTATGTGGAAATGTGCCCTGATAATAATGATAAACAGTTTATTAAGAATTGTCTAGTTGCTTTTAATAAGCTATTAGATTCTAAACAGAGAGGATTGATAAAGAATGCACAACACAAAGAACAGATATGAGCAGGGACAGGCTCTCAGAAAAGAAATTTATATGTATATCATCAGTTATATCAAACTGGTTGGATATGCACCGTCAATTACAGAGATTTCTGAAAGGGTGGATGCCGGGAGAGCTACGGTCTGGAAACATATCAATAATCTGGTTGATGATGGTTTGCTCAAGACGAACCATCCCAGTACCGACAGGGCATATACTCCGGTTGGGTACGGAATAAGAAAGATAAGTAAGGAGACAAGATGAAACTTTATGACATTGTTGCAGCAGATGGTACATTCGTCGACAGTATGAGCAGAATAGAGATTTTGGAACGGTTCGGGATTTCTAAAGGAGTCTTTCAAAGATATCTGGATAATGGCGATCTGTTAGAAGGGAAATATCAGATAAATGATTATGACTGTGACATAAAAGCAAGGAAATGTAAGGACAGGGAATTATTCTTACAGTTTGACATTCTGACTCAGAAGATAATGAGGGCTGTTGGATGGGAATACTAAAAAAAAGCGTGGAGGTCTAACACAATGAATAAAATGCGTGAATATGAACGGGGCAGGGAGGACGGGCTTGACCTTGCCAGACGAATTGTTAAACAGGGCGGGATTGAAGCCCTCGAACAGGAATGCAAGTTCCGGGGTGCGACCGGGATACATACCTCTCTGGCAGTAAAAGACCTTGATAAAGCGTCAGAAAAGATAAAAGAGGTTATAGCGGATTCATTTGTAATATTGTCAATCGCCGTTCTGCATGATGATTTCGGTTTTGGCGAGAAGCGCTGTCAGAGATTTAGAAATGGCCTTGACCGGGCTGCTGATTATATCAATGATGGTCTGGCAGAATGGATTGATTATGTAGACGCTATTAAAGAAGAGTTAGGGATTGTATTAAAGAATCCCGGAGAATAACGGACAGGTAGCGTTTGGATAAATGAAAGTAGGATGAGAAATGAATATTAAGTTAAAAGAAATCAGCAGAGACGATTTAAAGGTAGGAGATACCGTCGGAATTGCCAGAACGGTGAATTGCGGGTGGCTATCGACGTTCCGACATAGAAAAATTATTCCGGTTAAGATTACAAGAATCACTCCAAAAAGAACCAAGATTGAAACAGATATATATGAAGAACATGGAAAAGGCGAAAAGTTTTACGAATACGATGAAAATGCCAGAAAAGAAAATGAACTTCTGGCTGAAGCTATTGGAAAAGTACTTATGAACAAAATGGTCTTTCAGATGCCAGAGGATAGCGAGGTGTAAGTATGAGGTACAGAAAGAAACCAGTTGTAATTGATGCAGTACAGTGGACTGGTACAAATCATCGAGAAATGTTCGATTTCCTGACAGACTATCAGTGTACAGACCAGTACATGTCAGCAGAAGGTAAGAATTTCTATATTGACCATTGGAAGGTTCCGGGTGGACTGGTTATTAAGACACTTGAGGGCGAACATCTGGCGAATATTGGTGATTATATCATCCGCGGTGTTTACGGCGAATTTTATCCGTGTAAGCCAGATATATTCAAAAAAACTTATGAAGAGGTGGAAGAATGAGTGATGGAATGACATTTGTACAGAATGAAGACGGCGCATTTAGTGCATACGATGATAGCTACGACGTTGTAATACATTGCGAGACAGAAGAAGAACAGAAGAAAGTTATTGAGCGTTTAAAAGCTAAAAACTGGATTCCAGTCAGTGAGAGATTGCCGGAAGAATACGATTCTATATTTGCAAAGTTTAAAGGAACAGATAACTGGAAAAGAGGAATGTTCGAAAAAACATCTAAATATGTGATTGCTACAGTTATATTTGACGATGGAGCAGTATTAGTAGAGCAGGCACATACTACTGATGGAATTTGGAGAACGGATAACGAAGTTTTAGGCGGAACGGTAGTTGCATGGATGGAATATCCAGAACCATATAAGGAGGACTAAATGAGATGAGGAAAGAACAGAGGCATCATCATGGATAAAATGCAATTAGACAGGGAACTCCTTGCAAAGTATGTATCCGATGGACTGACGCAGACGGAAATTGCAAACCGGTTATATATAAGCCAGCAGACCGTAAGCAGACACTTAAAACTGTATGGAATACAAGTCAGACCCGGGAAAAGGAGTGCCTGTAATATAGAGTTGCTGAAGAAATACATACTTGCAGGAATGATTGACGAAGACATAGCAAGAAGATTCGGTGTGAGTACTTCAACTGTAGGGAACTGGATCCGGAAGCATGATCTGAGAAAAATTAAGAAAACAGCACCAAAAAAGCACTGTGGGGCTTGTAAATACCGAGATCTTCGCAAGAGTGTCGGGGGATGTGATTATCTTTCACAGGTGGGGCATAGCAGAGGATGTCCGGTACTGGGTTGTACCGTTTATGAAAAAGGAGAACCAATAGATAAGAGAAAGAAACGGGGAAAGAAGAAATGATTAATTTCACATTAGGTTTTTTGATCGGTGTTATAACCGGTGCTGCCGGGGTTGTGTGTTTTGCGATTACATACAACAAAAATCACCCGGACGATTAGAAAGGAGAACGGTATGCTGACAAGGGACAAGAAACTGAAAGACTACGGTATTCCAACAGAGGACATTGAAAAACTGAATACGATGCTGAAAGACTTTCCGGCAGAGTACGGATACCTGCTTACCAGCGCCGCCTTGTCAGCTTGCCCTAAGAACACGGTGATAGCGGATATGGTTGTTGAGAATATCTTGCACCGGAAAAGTTACAGGAAAATCAGCAAAGAAAGATATATCCCAATGAACCCGAAGGATTTCTACGGATACAGGCGCAAGACCGTCGCTGTACTGTATGAGCGGATGAGGTTGTTGGGAGTGTGGGAGGAATAAAAATGCGGTTAATTGATGCAGACAAAATAATTGATTCTCTTGGAGGTTCGGATATGGATTTTGCAATAGGTGCAGTTATTGACGAACAGCCGACAGTTTTTGATGTGGACAAGGTTATTGAGCAATTAGAAGAATTAAAAATGAGATACTTCCTAACAATTGCAAATACAGGCGATGCAGACAAAGATTGTGCTTACAAAAATATTGCAAATACAATTGATAAAGCAATTGAAATCGTGAAAGGCGGTGGAGTTGAATGAGCAGATTAATTGACGCTGATAAATTAATTCAAGAAATGAGCGAATGGTATTGGGATAAAGAAAAGCAGAAAGCTGCGGAAAATGATGTTTCTCCGATGGATTTATTTACACATCTTGCAATTACAACTGTTCAAGAACAGCCGACAGCTTTTGATGCGGACAAGGTTGTGGAGCAGTTGAAAACAAAAAAGACAAGAACTGCTGCATTACAGAAAGCATCGGAGTATTTCGAGGGTGAAACTGATGCGTTTGAAGTTGCAATCAAAATCGTGAAGGATGGGGAGAGTTGAATGAGTAGTGCAAGTATGAGATTCGGAACTAAAGCGTATGTATGCGCAAGATATTTTCTTAGACCGGGAAAGCGATTCAAATACATCGACCAGCGCGGCGAAGACACCATAGAACACGTCTACGAGGTTATGGCATTATATCCGTACTGTGTCCTGTTAAGAGATACCAGAAACGGAGTCAGGACTTGTCCGGGGTATAATACTTTGAGCCTGATGCTGAGAGGAAGTGAAACATATGAGTAAATCAGCGTTAGTGATAGATACACCAGAGAATTGCTATGATTGCCCGTTCGGAACTTCATACTGCGGCGAACTTGAATATGAGGGTTTGTGTGAATTAGCTGAATGCTTAGGCTGTAATGAAATTCTGATGACAGAAGAACATTATGATTGCGAAAGCAAATCAAGACCTGAATGGTGTCCATTGAAACCATTGCCGGAGAAAAAAGAGTATATCGTTCCGAATGACAATGTAGAATCACAAAAAGATATTATTGCGGTTGGTTGGAATGCCTGCTTGAGAGAAATTACAGAAACAAGCGATGAAAACAAGCGATAAAAAGTAAGCGATAAGAGGTGGAGAAATGATTATTTTAACTGGAAAAATCGTGTTTGTAAAGACACAGGAAGAATATTTGAGTGTTCTGAAAATGGCAAAGCTTCAGGGATTCACATGGGCGAGAGTAAACCATTTAAACCCTGTCGAAATTCCAATTCCAAACATATTGAATTTTTATAGTAGCAAGATGGTCACTTGCAGAGACAATGAAAGGATATTGTGCGAAGCGTCCGAAATCGTCAAAGATGAAGAAAAAATCAAGGATGCAGTAAAACTTGTCAGAACATTCACTAAATACCCAGACAGAACAGCATTGACGGAACCATTTATTGAGTCCTTGAAGTTGCTTGCAGATACTGTAGAAAGTCAGATGGAAGAGGTGAAGTAGATGGAGAGATTAACAGAAAGAGAAAGAAATGTTGATGGTACAGGAGTTGCAAAAGAAGAAATTACGGATGGATTATTAAAACCGTTTGCGGATAAAATTCTTACGAAACTTGCTGTTTATGAAGACTTAGAAGAACAGGGATTGCTTGTGAGACTGCCAGCTAATAAGAACGCAGAAATATACCTCATATCTTCCAGATGGACGATTTGTTCGAAATGTGGATCAAGATTTGATGAATACAGTTGTAGTGGATGTGAATACGAATGTGATAGTAAAAAAGAATATTATGTGCGTCCAACTTGTCTTTCGTCTATAAATGTAAGCTTTTATGCTAACCAATTTGGTAAAACCGTATTC